AAGAAGATGCTTGAAGCGGGTAAGCTATATCGCAAAGAAGATATTGTTGCAATGGAAAATGTGGCGGTAAATCCAGGATGGGGACCTGAAGGTGCAGATACATATGATGTATGGCAGTTCAAAGGCGGTGGTAACTGCCAGCATTTTTGGGAGAAGCGTGTATATGTAGATGCAAAAGGTGCTAAGATTAACCCGAATGATGCAGATGCTAAACGCATAGCTGTAGCAATGGCTGAACGCATGGGCTATAAAGTACGCAATCCACTATATGTTGCAAAACTTCCAACCGACATGCCACATCACGGCTTTCTACCAACTAACTCAGTATACGGCAATCAATAAATATCACTATGGCTGAAGTACTACTAATATCAGAAAATTACGTCAAGAAGTACACTACGGTAAACGGAAGTGTTGACCCAAATCTTATCTATCCATCCATCTATCTGGCACAGGATAAGTGGCTGCTTCCCTTTTTGGGAACTAATCTGCTTGACAAGATTAAGACTGATGTAGCCAACAATACCATATCGGGCAACTATCAAGTATTGCTTGTCGATTACATCCAAAAGTGTTTGCTATGGTGGGTGATGGTGGACCTTACGCCTAACCTTTGTTACCGGTTAGACAATGGCACTATAGTGCAACGCCAATCGGAAGATACTACGCCTATCTCCGATGCTGTGATGAAGGATATGATTGACCGTGCAAGGCAGAATGCGGAACACTACACAACGCTGTTGGTAGATTACCTATGCGCCAACAATAATTTGTTCCCTGAATACTCAACATCGACATGGCCTGATAGATCACCACGCACTGATGTGACTAATACCCTTAACTACCAATTCAGCAGCGGTAACACATCCATCAGCTATCGTCCTACTTACTCTCGCAACATCATTAACCGCATACCATGAGTGAAAAGAAAACGCTGAAACAAGAATATACTGAAAGATTGAGAAAGTATGAGCGTGAATTGACACTAAAACTACGCAGCAATGTCAACAAAGAAACAGCAAAAACCACTAAGCCATAAGGTGCCAAGCGTAACCTTGAAAGGATTGCGCTACAAGTTGGAATTGTTTGACGGCTTTTGGTCTATACCACTTGCCTTCTTGCTATTTGCGGTATCGGGTACGGTATCCGTTGCCTATTTTGGCGATGCGCTGATTAGCACCGAATACGTGCAGTATATTGTACTTGCTGCAATGGTCATGGTCTTTGCAAACTTCGTGGTTTTTTTGGGCATTAGATTCAATTTTCGGGCATTACAACGGGAGATATATAACAAGGAAGTCAAGTATGAAATAAATACCTACCTCACTACATGGCAAAAGGTTGTCTTATACCTGCTCTTATATGCATTCTACTTTGCTGCATACCTCTTTATTCTGTGCATGCTGATGACGGCTATTGCGTAAGAGTAACAGCTGCATCATTTGTAGGGGTAAAAGAACAAGGTGGCAATAATGCTGGATTCAATGACAAGGCATTGCTCATTCTGATGAAGCAGGAAGGTTGGCAACCCGGTTATGCGTGGTGTGCTTTCTTTGTCAAGGCAATGCTTGATGAGTGTGGTGTGTCTAATACCATTACAGGATGGTCACCTACTGCGTATAATCGCAATGATGTAATCTTCACCGGTGGCAAGTTTGTTCAATCTTTTAAAGACGGTGATGTACTTGTTATGACTTTGAGTTATAGCAGCTTGATGAATCAGCGGTATAAGGGAATCGGTCACACTGGTATCATAGATAAGGTCGCAAAGTATTCGGTGCGCACCATTGAAGGCAATACCAATGAACAAGGTATGCGTGATAGCAGAACACGGGATGGGGTGTACTACAAGATAAGACCACTTAACAAGCACTTACATATCACACGATGGGGAAAAACACAAAGCTAATAATTGGATTGGCTGTTCTAATTCTCGCGCTATGCTTGTTTTTCAGCATACGCAGTTGCAACAAGTCCGTAACAAATCCTGCTGTAGAAAGGTTACAGACTTTGAATGATTCGCTGTACCAGGTCATCAGCACCAACAATAGCAAAACGGATAGTCTATTTGCCAAGATTGATTCGCTCAACATGCATCAGGATACCATCATCCAACATCAGGAAATCAAAAACGAATACTATAAAAATGAAACATACCAAATTCTTAGTTCTACTCCTTCTGCTGCCACTGCTCAGTTTCGGGCAACGCTCAAAAAGTCGGACAGCCTACTTAAAGCAGGATTTTACACCCGAACTTACAACTTACGATCTGCAACTTTTCAATCTAAACTTCAATAGCATGATGTACTGGTATGGTACTGCGCAGGAAATAGACTCACTTTACCAACTTGAGAAGCTCAAAACCCTGTACTATTCCAAAATTACAGGCATCCAAGCAGCGAGTTATGAAACGCTGCAGCAGATATACGACAATAAGCAGGCAGTTGAAAAGGCTATAGCCACTGAGAAAGACAATGAGATAGCAGCATTGAAGAAAACCAATAGACGGTTAATATTTAACAACGTAGCACTCACTTTAGGTGTCACAGTATTAACTTTTTCTACTATATATTTTGCAATCTTATAGCGATGGAATTTGAATTAAAAGATTTGATTACGATAATCGGTGCTGCAATATCACTTGCAAGCTTGTACTTTGCCCTTAAGCGCAGTGTAGACAAGGTAACTATGCAAGTGCGTAGCATTGAAACATTCCACAAAAGAGAAATCCAACTAATCAATGACGCCATGAAAGAGCAGAAGAACGAAATGAATAGTAAGAATGACAAGTTGGAGATGAAGATGGATGCCATACAGAATCAGGTTACGATGATAAGTAGCCATTTGGCTGAGCTGACGGGATTCCTGAAAGCAAATAAATAACCATATGAACGGAAAATACACCGCAATATATCCTGAGATATTAGCTGCGGAAGGCCCAGTAAAGGAGCGAATACTTGCTGCAATGCGTAAGTATAATGTGCCACTACGGTACAAATCCTTTGAGCGTATGTACATCGCTTGGCGCAAGTACCACGGGCATGTAGAAAAGCAATTCGTTCCACATCAAGCAGGGAATTTATCCAAACTGCAAACAAATTTGAATCAATTCAACCACCTGCTGGATGAGTTAGTACCTGGTAGTTCTAATCCGCTCGACCTGCCCCCATCGCAGGAAAGCAACTACCAACCATTTAAGCTTCCGGTAAGCCACAATAACATACTTCTGCTATCAGATATTCACGTACCCTATCATAATATACAAGCATTAACACTTGCACTCAAGTACGGCCTTGAAAACGATGTTAATACTATCCTGCTCAATGGTGACATCATAGACTTCTATGCTATTAGTAGGTTTGAGAAAGATCCACGCAAGCGCAACTTTGGTCATGAGGTATTAATGACAAGGCAATTCTTGCAGACACTGCGCAAGTTGTTTCCTAATGCAGCTATCTATTACAAGTGTGGCAACCATGATGTGCGTTATGATCACTACATCATGCGCAATGCACCTGATTTGCTTGGTATGAATGAGTTCAGTTTTGAATCATTGATGAAGCTTGATGAAGTTAATATCACATTCATACCGGATAAGCAGATAATACACGCAGGTAGATTGACCATTCTGCACGGGCATGAACTTGGAGCATCAGTATTTAGTCCTGTAAACATCGCACGAGGGTTATTCCTACGGGCAAAGGATAGTGCGTTATGTGGTCACCATCACCAGGCAAGTGAACATACTGAACCTAACATCAATGGTAAGATTACTACGTGCTGGAGTGTGGCTTGTCTATGTGAACTGCATCCGGATTACATGCCCATCAATAAACACCATCACGGATTCGCACATATCAAGGTAATGGATTCGGGTGATTTTGAAGTGAGCAACTACCGCATTGTTAATGGTAAAATTAGATAGTAAAAAAGCCCCACCGTTGCAGGGCTTTTTCAATCAATCAATAACAAAAACACAAGCTGTCTGCTTGAACATTGCAAATATAGCACAATGAAACGCAAGCCACATCCGAAAGTTATTCAGCGCAAACTCGGAAGAGAAAAGGCTGATGGGTTGTATTGTGATAATGTCATTGAAATAGACCCTACGTTACCACCTATGCGCTATCTTATTGTGTTGATCCATGAATATTTTCATCACATCCAACCGGAATGGAGTGAGGAAAAGGTGGATGCTGAAGGCGAGGCACTGGGTAGGTTTCTTTGGAAGGAGGGCTATCGCAAGGTGCAGCAA